GGTATGTAAATAGGATTGCGTAATGTCTAATCCAAATCGCAGAGGTCAAACAGGGGCTTCAGTCTCAACTGGTATGCAGAGTGATTCTGTAACCCCTTTTACTAATACTCACTTTTTTCTACCTTATGGGTTGCGTTTACGCCAAACAATTAACTCTGGAACTACATCAGTGACAATACCTTCTGGCATTACTTTTGTATATGCAATAGCAGTTGGCGCTGGTGGCTCTGGTTCAGGAGGTCAAGGAGGAGGTGGAGGTGGTCTTGCTTGGGGATGGACACTTGCTTCATCATCGTGCGTTGTAGGAGCCGCAGTTTCTTTATCTGCAGGCGGATACACACGTTATGGCTCAATAATTGCTGGAGGTGGTGGAGGTTCCTCTTCTACCACTAATAACAACTCTGTAGGAGGCGCTGGCGCTGGAGGGGCAGCAGGGTCAATCGGTAACAATGGGTCAACTAATTACTGGGGTCAGCCTGCAAGCACTGGAGGTTCATTAACAGTGTTTAACGCATTTGCGGGTATTGCTGGAGGGGGTGGAGCTGGCTCTAACACTGTTGGTGGTGCAGGGGGTAACGGCGGTAACGGTATTTCAGGGGGCGGTGGGGGTGTGTCTAACGCTACTGGCTCTACAGTAACTCAAATAGGTGGTAATGGCGGAAGTGGGTTTATTGGTGGTGGTGGCGGGTACTCAGCAACTACTACTGGAACAAGAACTGGCGGCAACGGAGGAAGTGGATTAAGCATTGATAGAACTGTATACACTGGAGGCACAGGTTCAACTGGAACCAACACAAACGGAGCAGGTGGCGGTGGGGCAGGTATTGCAGGAAATGGTTCTAGCGCCTCTGGAACAGTGGGTGGAGCTGGAGGATTAGGCGGTGGCGGCGGTGGTGGCGGAGTAACAAACGGCCTTGGTGGCAATGGAATACTTTACCTTTTCTATTAGGAAGAAACTATGAGCGTATCTATTTATTCAAATTCATCTTTTACCGACACCCCTTATGGGTTGAAGCTTCAGCAGACTATCTCTGCAACAGGCACTTCTTCTGTGACAATTCCTATTGGAGTTTATAGAGTTTATGCAGTCTGTATTGGCGGAGGAGGAAGTGGCGGGTCCTCTACTACTTTTGCAGGTGGCGGTGGAGCAGGTGGGTATTCTGCTGGTTGGACGTTTGCATCAACGACTTGCACAGTAGGTGCAGGTGCTTCAGGGGTTACTACTTCAGGAGGGTCTACTGGTGGAGATACTACTTATGGAATGGTAATTGCAGGAGGCGGTGGAGGAGGAGTTGGCACTACTACAGGAGGAACTGCAAGAGTAGGCGGTGCAGGAGGAGGAGGCGGTAGCCTTGCAATAACCTCGTTAGCGGGTTCAACTTCATTCACAGGCGCAAGTGGACAACTTGGGGTTGCAAACGCTCCTGGGAATACAGGATACGCCTCTAGTGGAGGTTCTGCTGGAAACCCAGGATTTGCTGGAGGTGCTGGAATTTCTGGGGGTGGGGGTGGTGGTAATAACACTGCCACTGGAACACAAGTAGGTGGCGCTGGAGGAGCAGGTCTTATAGGCGGTGGCGGAGGTTCAGTTAACAGTACAGGTGCTGCAACAGGTGGAGCTGGCGGCACTGGAAATGGCGGTGCTGGTGGAGCTGGTTCTACAGGTACTGGAGTAACCTTTGGTGCTGGTGGGGGCGGCGGAGGTTACACTGGAGCTGGCTCTGCAGGTGCTGCTAATGGTGGCGGGGCGGGTGGCACTGGAGGGGGTGGTGGCGGTGGCGCTAACAACTCAGGAACAAGCGGTGCTGGCGGTAATGGTGTTATTTTTCTGTACTACTAAGGGGTAATTATGGCAATCAAATATGAATACGAATCAACTTGTTGCAACCATTACTACATTGAAACTCGCAATGTTGAGGACGCACAAGTAATTACTAAATGCAATGTCTGTGGTCAGGGAGACTATGAGCTAATTGCGGAAACTATCATTGATTAGTTAACCCAACACATCCCAACGTCTGCAGTTGGACGCAAGTTAGCACTTTTCCAATCTTTAGATTCCCAAACATATTTATGAGACACGACCCAATCGCATAAATGGAACTTTTTTAACGGGAACCACTCTGTAGGCTCTTCTAAATGGTTAACGATAAATTGAGGCGCCACTTCTGTGTACCCTAAAGATTCTAAATACTCTAATTGAGCGCAGTGTTCGCCTATAGTTACATCTGTCCATTCAAAGGTTAACATTCCGTACTTTTGAGTCATACCTTTAAAAACATACCATTCTGCGCCCTCAACATCTATTTTCATTAAAGTGGGCTCACCATATAGTTTAACTAACGTGTCCACAGTAATAGTGTTTGCTGTAATTGTCCTAAACCCTTTGCCTGAGTAAGGCATGTCTTTACCTGTTAGCCACTCTTTATTGAGGGAGGACAGCCCGTCTTCGTATGCTTCGTAAAACTCTACTCGCTCATTATCTTTGTCAGACACAGCCAGCTTTAAAGGGACTACGTCTTGGTTATATATAAAAGAAGAAACTAACTGCTTATAAATTATAGGAGCAGGTTCCAGTGCAATGACTTTATAACCTTTAGCAAGGCCAGCTATTGTTGCATCTCCGCGATTAGCGCCAATATCAAATAGAAGCAATTCCAAGTCCTTTCATATTAGCAATAACAGCGTTCTTGTATTCTTCTGTAATATCCTCTTTAGAAAGCTTTAGTAATAGCTCTACGCTTTCGTCCTTACGCCCGACCCACCAAGCTGATACAGCTTTTTCAAACTCTAAACAGTATGGTCCATAGTACCCAACATTAGCCGGTAGCTCTTCAGCAAGTGGTGTTCGGCCTAACCCAATCTGGGCGTAAGTATAGCTCTCTTGCCAATTACCTTGTCGTTCATGGAACTGTGCCAACATAAACCAACCGTCTGGGTAAGAGTCATCATAAGCAAGCGCTTGAAAAATACAATTAGTTACGGTATGAACTCTGTCCTTCTGGTCTTCAAAACAACGAGCTAATTTAAGAATAGAGTTATACACAAGAACCCCTTCTCCATACTCTGCTGTACGAAGGTAAAACGAAACCGCTGAAGCTGTTTGATTTATACGTTCATACTCCACAGCGCACTTAAAGTTCAATTCAGCGTTGAAAGGGTCTTTAGAAAGCTCAACTACTAACTCTTCAATTTTCATAAGAAAGCGCCTCCAATATTAAATCTTCTACAACTGCTTTAGGCGTGCGTAGTACAAAAGCCGCATTGTCTTGAAACCCAAAACTAATAAGCAAGTCACCTTCAAATATAGCCGCTCCTACGCAGAACTCAATACGTCCATCTAGGAAAGAAAACTCTTTAGATAAGCCAACAAAGTTGAATTGCTCATCCCACACGCATAAACGGTGACGATATATTCCGTCTTTCTGACCTAAGTAGTTCTTAAATAAATCAACCTCATGTGTGATAGATATATACAAAGACCCCCACTTAAGCACATGCGATGAGCCGCGTTGGTCTTTAGGCGCAGGAGGTGTCTCCTTTAAGACTACTTGTTCACATGTACCTTTAGTTGGGTCAGCAACAACTAACTCAGTAGGCATAGTCCATTTAACAAAATGGAACGGTTTGTCTACCACTGGAACCCAATTCTTTTCACAGTATGAGTCGTCGGCTTTAGGGGCGGGTATACGAGTTCGTTTAGTTTCTTTAGCCGTCCATTTGGTTTTATCTAACTTAATCTTTGTGTATTCCATACGACCTTGCCCGTTTGTAGTCGTATCTCTTCGTACACCAACAAGATAATAGTCTTTGCTCCATTGCACTATGCGTGCGTCCTCTAAACCTACAAACTCCCAAATAGGTTGATGTAGCTCTAGCATCTCAACTCGCGCAAAATCAGTCATCTCTAACTCTTTGTCAAGGCGGCACAGATAGTTTTCTGTGACTAACCGTTGGTCTTTCTCTGGGTGCAAATAAGAAAGAGGGCCCCAGCGAGACGGGAACTTCTGAGAGTTCTCAGAATGGTAAAGAGTGTAGTTAACATGCCGCAGGTTTACTAATATGTCACCTTCGTCATCTATAAAGATAGAAGGATTCATAAGCCCTGTCCCGGAAGTAAGCCCAGTAGGTATTACAAGAGGGGCTAGCTTTCCTCCCTCAGAAACGGCACGTTGAACTAAACTCATTCACCACTCTCATCTGGCAACCCATGAACAGCACAGTGTGCTCGGTACAATTCATCAGCTAAATTATCATCCTGCGTACCCTCAGATACATACCCGTCGCATATCCCGCACTGTACAGCCCAAACAACAGGGTCTACGTCTATTGCTACTATATCTATTGACATTTGAACCTCTTTATCCTGATTTTTATAAGTAATAACGGGAGAATAGTAGCATGTCCTATGAACATTTAAGTGAGCATGAGCGCTCTAAACGTGAAGTACGTCTATTAGCTGAGCACCCTGATAAAGCTCAAGCCTTCATTGACAGCACTAGAAATCATGGTGGCGCCTCAATGAACCTCCAATCTATGAAGCTTGCGCAACCTGGTGACAAAACATACATCGTTGGCAAAGAACCGTCAAAGAATACAGGGCGCGCTGTTGAGACAGCTTATGAGAACCCAGGTAAATCTGTCCTTACCCCTCGTCAGTTTGCTGCACACTTTAACCGTTTAAAGGGAGAGACTAATAACGCTAGCTCAATGATAGGAAGCTGGTTTGACAACAAAAACAAAGCCAGTAGAGCTAAAGGGACTCAAATAGATTTATCTGTTGGGTACAAGTCTAAAAAACCTGCAGAAAAGAAAATGATTGAGCGTAATGAAGACGCTTTATGGAATATGAAAAGCATGAGAAACGTTCGTAATGAAGCCGCTCGTAAGCGCCATGGCATTACAGCGCCAAGGCCTCCAAAGGATAATTAATGAGTAGAGCGTGCTCCCCTGGCGGGCGCTTTACTTCAGACTTTGAACGAGACTCAATTCTTCAAGGTATAGACGCTGATTTAAAAAACCCAGTAGGTACTAACGCTCTTTGGTATATCTGGGATTCCTCGACTACTACGGTAGACCCTATCTATGACACAGGTGGTGACCCTACAGCTCTTACAGGAGGACGTAAGTGGCTCGGGCCGTTTAATCTTCCTGTAATTAGAGCTATTTGGACACAGGGAGACGTTAATACTTCTGCCGTTGGTTACTACAACGACGACACCCTTCACCTTACCCTTAACGCTGAGGATATTGAAAGCATTTCCCCTGGGTTCTTTAAAACCCCTGAACTACAACTTAGAGGCCGTGTTGTCTGGAAGAACCAGGTATACCGACCATTTGGTGTACAAGAAAGAGGCATTATTTCTGAAAAATACACTATTGTTACTGTAGAATGTATTCAAGTAATGCCTGAAGAAATGGTCAATGACCCTCAATTCTTACACTACGCTAACTAAGGAAGAAGACAACTAATGACACTTTCAGTCGCAAGCTCCCCATACACAGTTACAACTGCAGCGCAGAAGGTGTCACCTACCACCGCTGTAAATAGCTATAGCTTAATTATTCAAAACAATCACAGTACTAATATTCTTTATATTGGTGCTTCTAATGCAGTTACCTCTTCAGCATATGGTGTACTACTTGCTGGTGGCGCTAGCATTGCGTTAGACGACCTAAACCCTACAGACCAAATTTGGGTGATAGCTAGTGCAGCTGCTACACCTGTCGGAGTAATGGCGGTAATTCGATGAGCATACGTATTTCTAAAAAAGGTGAGGCAATCGGTACAAGCAAAAAAGGCTCTTCTAGAGTTAAGTCAAACTAGTGTCACCTTTTAAATCAAAACAACAGCGTAAATTCATGTACGCTAAACACCCAGAAATGGCTAAAGAGTGGGAAGAAAAAACCCCTAAAGGGAAAAAGCTTCCTAGTAAAGTAAAAAAAACCACTAAAACGAAAGCAGGTAAGTAGTATGTGCGCAACATGCGGATGCCGTGACAAGGCAAAAGATAAGAAGCAAGACGCTAAAGCAATGAAAGGCATGACTCCTGCCCAAAAGGGTAAGTTTAAAAAGGAAGATGTCAAGATGGACAAGAAGAAGCCATCAGCTAAGGCAGACGCTAAGATGGATAAAGCTCTGGCAAAGAAGATTAAAAAGAAGTAAAGCTTAGGCCCCCGCAAGGGGGCTTTTT